AACAACAACTTAAAATCATGTCAACAAAAACTTGGCAAGTAAACACCCTTCATCGTGAACTATCTGATGGATACGTATCAAAAGTTATCTATCGTGTTGATGGCGAAGATGGTACTTATAAATTCAGAGCTACTGGTGAAGTAGATCTTCCTAAGCCTGACACTCTAGTACCTTACGCTGACCTTACTGAATCACAAGTACTTGGTTGGGTTAAAGCTAAACTAGATGCAGATAAAGCTGGTACTGTAGCTGCTATCGAAGCTCATGTAGAGATGTACGTAAACGAACAGAAAACCCCAACAACAGGTGTCGGTAAACCTTGGTCTTAATGTACCTAGAGCTACACTTCCAAAAGCATTAGATATACCTGCACTGGAGTTTAAACCTCCTTCAGCTCGGATACCATACTATAAACCAATGGTTATACCACCGAGTGATTTGGAGGCTCCAGAGGAAGTAGAGCCAGAGACAACAGAACAACCTGAGCCACCTAAATTAAAAATACCTGTATTGGACTTTGATGTACCAATACCTGAGACAGCAGTTGTTGTTACAGCCGTTACCACAGCAGTAGTAGCGGTTGCTACGACTACTCTTACTCAGTCTTTATTTGAACCAATTAAGAAAAAGGTACAAAAACAACTACAAGCAAAAGTTAATAAATGGAAGGAGCAGCGAAAGAACAAGAAAAAGGATTCTTCGGAAAGTTAAAAGAAAACGTTGATGATCATGAAGAACAAATGGTAATCCTTGGCGCAATGGTGCGTTTGGGAGTAGTCATTTGGTCCGGATTTATCATAACTTTGAACTACGTAGAAATACCTATGTTCAAGAAGAGTCCGGGTGGGGATATAACTTTCCCGGCTTCGATATTCACGGGCGCCCTTGCGACATTTGGTTTATCCACAGGTAACGGAAATGGTAAAAAGAACGGCAATGGCAACGGTGATAAAAAAGAAAAACCATGAATGAATTCTTACAGGTAATGGCTTGGAGCTATACCGTTGGATTAACTATAGTTGTTCTTTTTAAATTTATCCAAGACACAGACTAATGAAAAAATGGTTAATACTCTTAGCTCTGTTGTCACCCGCAGCAGCAAGAGCAGAATTAGTAACCCCGAATTTTACTCAGGGTTCAATGAACAGTACAACGACAACGACTCAAGAAATCGTCGAGGAAATAACGACGACCACTTATGGATCAGCTTTAAGCAAATGGTCTGGGGAAAACATCAATCATACTTCAGCAACTTCTGGAGGAGTAGTAGACTCAGATTCAGTATTTACAATACACACAGCTGGAGATCCATTTACTCTAGAAGTAACAACAAGAGCAGCCAGTCAGATACTGTCGCTAACAGAAATAGAAAGAGAAATCGACACTACATCTACTACGGTTTCCTTGTCAGTCTTCTCTCAATAGCTCCAGTAAGAGCAGAGGAGAATAACGTAAGTAATCCTGTGGCAGCAGCTACTGGAAATGTAACCAATCAAGCCGTACAATTCCAGAACAATGGTGCTCCTTCGAGACAGCACTACGGACCTAACATCTCATGTAATGGAGCGACAATGACGTTCTCTCCATTTTATATGGGTAATCATACTAAGCCTTGGGATATAGATGCAGACGGTATGAGACCGTCCAGCTACACAATGGCTGAGAACTGGGGAGGACAAATTAACTTCATGATCCCATTAGATCGTGAAGGTTTAAATAGATGTAGAAGCATTGCCGCAAGGCAAGAAGAAAAAATGAAACTTGACTACGAATTAGTCAGAGTTTTGAAGTGTGCAGAGTTACAGCAAAAGGGCTTCATGCTAATTCCGGGTAGTCGTACTTACGAAATGTGTAGTGATGTTATTGCTATTGCAGCTTGGAAGAAAGCAAAGAAAGAAGTTCTTCAATGTAAGACTCCACCAAAACCTTGGTATCAACCTTGGAAAACCACTAAACCTAAATGTAAAAAATGATCGTACTTATCAAGCCTGTCTTAATGGCGTTCCTCAGCTCTTCTGCTGTAAAGGAATTAGTTATACAACTACTGGAAGCTTACGCAGAGTCAACAGACAATACCATTGATGACAAGGCAGTTGAACTGGTTAAAAAGAACTTATTCCCCGGTAGTTAATTATGGGCTTATTAGACGGAACCTTACAACAGAGAATCCAAAGACTAGAAAAATTGACTTCACCAAGTCAAAATCCTAAACCTAGTCAAAAAGCTATTGATGAGCTTAGACGCAATATCAGAATGCAAGCATCAAATAAAAAGAAAAAACTAAAGATAAGAAACGCATAATGCCTTATCAAGTACTAGACAGAGACGGCAAATTAATGGGTACTTATGGCACTAAAACTGGAGCTGAACGAAAGAAAGATGCTCTTGATAATGAATACGGTGGCTATAGGTACAAAGTACGTCTCCAAGCAAAGAAAAAGAACAACCTAAAGATAAGAAACACATGAAGAAAGCCACTGAAGACCAATTTAACGAGCTACATAACCTAGTCACAAAAGAGTTCCTTAACAGGGTCAAAAGTGGCGAAGCAACTACACAAGATTTGAAAGCAGCCTGTGACTGGTTGAAGACGAATGATATTAGTGGTGTTGCCTATAACGGTAATCCATTAGAGAAGTTGGCACAGGTTATGCCACAAGTAGACCCAGAGTTAGTAAAGGCAAAACTATATGCGAAAGCAAAGTACTAGCGACTATTACAAATCCAACCCACGCGCTAAAGCAGTCAGGCTTAGACAACAAGCCCGATATAACAAAACAAAAAAGGGATTAAAGATACGAGTAGCAGCTAACAAACTGAATCGAACTCTAGGTACTTATGGCAATGGAGATGGAAAGGATGCTGCCCATACGGGTAAAGGCAACCAAGGAAAACTCCAAGACCCAAGTGTTAATAGACGCCGTGGAAGGAAAGCTTTAAAGATTCGTAAATGACCCCATTACTACCTACCCCTAAACATTATTTATTTAACCTCATAACCATGACAAGTCCTGAAGCTAAACGGCTCTGGAGAAGAGCCATTAAAGAGCACTTCAATTGTCATTGCGCTTATTGTGGTAAACCCTATCAATTACATGAACTTACACTTGACCATGTCAAACCTAAAACAGAAGGCGGAGAAGATCTTACAAGCAATCTTGTACCCGCGTGCAAAGCCTGTAATCAAGGGAAAGGTAGTAGCAATTGGCTCAGATGGATGCGTCAGACATTTGGACATCGACCTCTGAGAGAAATGATCATTTTAAAACATATTAATTAGCTATGCTAAAGATTGGAAAGGGTACCCAGTATAACTCTAAAACAAAAACTGGATGGAAAAGAGAAGGCGGTAAATGGGTTTACTATGAAAAAGGAGTAAAGAAACCTAATGCTGGATTAGCTAATAAAGCAAAAGGTAGTATTAACAAACATGTTGTTAAGCCAGTCAAAACCGCTCTAAGAGACTTCTCAAGGATTGGACAACTTAGTGATACATACGATCCTGCTAAGAAAAAGTATTTAACTAAAAACGAGTTACGAGCTAAAAATATACTCGACAAACAGTCTCCCGCTAATAAGGAGCTATCTAGCTCTATTAGAGGTAAGCAGAAGAAAGAAGAAGTTAAAAAAAATCCAGAGAATAAATCTAATCAGGTAGATAAACCTTCTTCTAAAAATAAAAACAGATTAAAAATTGGATCGTTAAAGCTTGGAGCTGGTTACTCAGAACGCCAAATAGATTCTCAAATCAGAAACTTAAAGCGGAGAAATAAAGCGAGTGACCGTATGAAGATTAAACGATTAGAAGCACTTAAGAAGAAGAAGAAGTAAACACCCAAGTCAACTAATACACGCCGTCCGCAAGGGCGGCTTTTTTTAATGGCAATAATTAAATACTTGCTTGAGTCGGGTGCCGATTCAGCGACAAGTGCTGTCAAATCTTTAGCCGAGAACGGCGGAAAGTATGTAAACGGTAAGAACGGATTTAACGGTAACGGAAACGGAAACGGGCTTAAGAACAATATTGATCCAGTAAATGCTGGTGCATATAAAGCTAGATCTGAAAGCTCTAAAGCTGCTGCTAATAAAGCTTTAAACAAAGCCAAAAGCTACACACCTGACGAACCTGAACAAGTACTGGAAATACCAGTAACTGCAA